GGGTAGAAGTCGCGCACCAGGTCGAACACGCCGTAGCCGATGCCGGTGGTGTCGATGCCGATGTGCTGCACGTTGAACCGCTCGGTAAGCCGCTTGACCTGTTCCGCCTGGTACTTGAACGACTGACCACGCCAGCTGTACTTCTCCAGAATTCGGAATTTGCCGCCGGTCTCCAGCGGCGGGGCGATGACCACGCAGGTTGCGTCGTCGCGGGTGCGGCTTGGGTCGTAGCCGATCCAGACCGGGCTGTTGCCAAATGGCCGATCGTCGTCCGGGTCGTAGTCGGTCCATAGCGACAAGTCCGAATAGCAGCGCTCCAGATCCGCCAGCGAAAACGCGCTCTGCGTGCTGTCGATGAATTTGCACATGAACAGCTGTTCAAACTTGTCCTCGTCGTACTCCAGCTGCAGCTGCTCGAGGTCGAACAGATCGCAGCCGCCGGCCATGGCGTCGAGGATGGTAATGATCTTGCGCCACTGGCCATCCGGGCACAGCGCGCCGGCGGCAATGTGCTGGTCGCTGGGCCAAGGGTCTTTCGCTTTCTTGCGCTTGCTGTTGCGGAAACCTTCGCCGGTCCAGAACGGATAGGCCTGGTGTGACACCGCACTGGGTGTTGAAAAGTAGGTCTTGCGCCACTTTTTGTGCGTCGCCATGGCGCTGGCCACGGTGTTCAGCTTCTCGAAATTCTGAATCCAGAAGTATTCGTCGACGTAGACGTGGCCGTGGTGGCCCTGCGCGGTGCTGCTGTTGGTGCTGAGAAAGCGCAGTTCAGCCCATGGCTTGCCGTCCTTGCTCAGCACGATCGGGTTGCCGGTCAGCTCCAGGCCAAACCACTCCTGGGCAAACGAGATGATGTAGCTGCGGAAAATCTCGGACTGGGCGCGACTGGCGGACAGGAACACCTGGTTGTCACCGGTCAGCACCGCATCCATGAAGGCTTCGCCGGCGAAGTAATAGGTCAGGCCCACTTGGCGACTTTTCAGGATATTGCGGATCCGCGCCGTTAGCGGGTTCTGTTTGGCGGCAAACAGCTCCTTCTGGTAGCCGTACATCTTGCTGATGAACTTGTCGAGAAAGTCGGTCTCAGTCAGGTCACTGACGTCATTCTTGACCTTCTTCTCTCGTTTCTTTCCGCCTTTACCGTCCCGCTCGCCACGCTCACGGCGATTGCTGCGCTGGTCGTTACTCCGTTGGCTGCCGTCTTCCCGCGGCTCGCTGGGCGCACCTGGAGTCGGCTTCGCGCATTGCTTGGCCAAGCGCTCGCGGATGGTGGTCAGGCGATCCAGTTCGTCCAGTTCGCCCTTGCTCAGCGTGGTCTGTTTTTCCAGCAGCAGCGTGATCCGCCGGCTGACAGCCGTCAGCGGCTCCTCGTCCGAAAGCATGTCCTCCCAGCCGCCCTGACGGATCCAGTAATAGACGATCCGAATGTTGGGCAGGTTGAGTTGCGCCTGAATTTCCTTCGCTTTGCAACGGCGCAGGAAAAGGCGTTTGGCGGCTTCTTTGACTTCGGTTGAGTAATACATGGGCCGCAGTCTATGCGGCGAAAACGCTGGAAACGCGGGGTTAATTTCCGCGAATAACCTACATCGCGATTGTAGGAGAAGGGCGCAGGAGAACCGTTTGTTAGAGGGGTATTCGGTCCATATCGTGGGGCCTCAAATCACCGATTGAGCGCAGTTTACGCCCATGCCCCGTTCCCTAGTTTCGTATTGGAAACGTGTCGCCACCAGCGGCCCGACCGTTGATGGTCGCGAAATCCTTCCCCAGGAACTGCGCGATATCGCCGAGACCTATGCACCGTCCAAGTACACCGCCGTTATCTGGTGCGAGCACGAACGCTGGAGCGGTTCCCACGGCACTGTCTTCGCCGTGCGCCTCGTTGAAGAAGCTGAGGATCTGGAGCCTGGCCAGATTGCTCTGGAGGCCCAGCTCAAGCCGAATCAAAAACTGCTTTGGCTCAATGACCAGGGCGAGAAGCTGTTTTCCAGCATCGAAATCTGGCCGAACTTCGCCGGTACCGGCAAAGCCTACCTGACCGGCCTGGCTGTCACTGACCAACCTGCGAGCCTCGGCACGCAGGAACTGTACTTCTCGCAGCGCACCAACAAAGCCACTTATTACGCCGCCTCTGTCGAGCTGGGCGCTTTGAACGAAGAGAAGCCCCAGGGCGAACTGGCCAAGCTGGCAACGATGATCACCAGTCTGTTCAAACGCTTCGCCGTCGAGCAGCCAGCAGCCTCCGAAACCACCGACACCCCAACCGAGAGCAAACCCCCAATGGATGAAGCTACAGCTACGGCTTTGAAGGCCTTGCTGGCTCAACTGCTTGTTGTCGCTGCCGGCATTCAGGCAGTGATTGAGCCTGCCGCCGAAGAAGCCCCAGAGCCTGACCAGGCGCCGATTGATGACGTGCAAAGCGCGGTAGACGACATCGTGACGACTGCCGAGCAGGAGCGTGAATTCAGTCGTCAAGGCAACTCCAACAAAGCCGTTCTCAAAAGCCTGGCTGAGCTGCAAAAGCAGTTCAACACGCTGGTGAACACTCCGAAAGGCCGAGATCTGCCGCGCACCACTGGCGCCGCCGATCAAAAGAAAGTGCGGGTGCTCTGACATGTCTCAATCCCTGAGTATTTTGGGTGCCAAGATGTACGCCCAGATGCAGCTCGATATCGCTGAGTCTTATGGCGTTGAGCTGTCGAGCAAAATGTTCAACGTTGAGCCGACCATCGCTCAAGAGCTGAACGACGCGATCACTGCCAAGTCGGACTTCCTGCAGCGCATCAACGTCATCGGCGTTAGCGAGATCAAGGGTCAGAAGGTGTTCCTGGGCGTTTCCGGTCCTGTAAGCGGCCGTACCAATACCAAGACCACTGACCGCGAAGCCAAGGATGTGTCGGCGCTGGATGACAGCACCTACGAGCTGTTTTCGACCGAATCCGACGTCAGCCTGCCGTACGCCAAGATCGATGCCTGGGCAAAATTCCCGGACTTCCATCAGCGCTATTCCGCGGCTGTGCAGAAGCAAATTGCCCTGGACCGCATCATGGTCGGCTTCCACGGTACCAGCGCGGCTGCGCAGACCGATATCGTCGCCCACCCGATGCTGCAGGACGTCAACAAGGGCTGGCTGCAGATCGCTCGCGAACAAATCCCGCAGCAAGTCATGTCTCAAGGCTTGACCGCCGGCAAAGTCACGCTGGGCGAGGGCGGCGACTACGCGAACCTTGATGCCCTGGTGCACGACACCAAGCAGATGGTCGACGAGCGTCTGCGCGATGGTGGCGACCTGATCGCGATCATCGGCAGCGATCTGCTGGCCGCTGACAAAGCCAAGCTGTACGCCAAGCAGGGTGATGTCCCGACCGAAAAAGAGCGTATCGAAGACGCCCAGGTCATCGCGACCTATGGCGGCCTGCCGAGCTTCAGCGTGCCGTTCTTCCCGGTCAACGGCGTGGTGGTCACCAGCTTCGACAACCTGTCGATCTACTTCCAGGACTCCAGCTGGCGCAAGCAGACCATCGACAACCCGAAACGCTCCCGCGTCGAGGATTACAACAGTCGCAACGAAGGCTATGTGATCGAGCAGCTGGAAAAGTTCGCGATGACTGAAAACGTGGAGCTGGTCTGATGAGCCTGGCACTGGCGCACAAGCGGCGCGTACTTGCACAAGGTCCAGCGATGGCTGTCGCCGGTGCCGCAGCGGCGGGCTATTCGCCTGCCGCTGCACTCTCCAGCCCTGCCAATGCACAGAAGCATTTGAAGTTGATGGACGATGCCCTGACTGTCGATCTGGAGCGCATCAGCGCGATCAATAGCCGTGAACTTCGACAGCAGCTCAAGCGTGATGAGCTGTTGCCCAAGTACCAAGACTACGTGCAGCGGTACCGCGATTCCGGATTGAGTTTCCCGAACTCGGTGCTGGTGTACGTCCTGATATGGCTGTTCGACACCACCCAATTTGAAAAAGGCCTGGAGCTGGCGGACTTCGCCATGTCCCAGGGCCAGGTGTTGCCTGAACGCTTCAATCGGGACATTCCGACCTTCGTCGCAGACGAGGTGATCGAATGGGCCGAGGCAGAGTTCAAGGCCGGTCGCAGCCCTGAGCCCTACGTTTCCAACCTGCTGCCTCGCGTTGATGGGGAGTGGAATCTGTTCGAGCGGATCCCTGCTCGCTACCACAAGCAGCTGGGAATTCTGGCGATGGATCGCAAGGAGTGGGCTCTGGCCGTCACTCACTTTGAACGCGCCGAAGCGTTGTACGACGGCATTGGCGTAGGCACCCGACTTGCCGGAGCCCGCAAGGCCTTGACCAAGCAACTGGCCGAAACCGAAAACCAATAACCGACTACCCCCCCCCGCGGGGAACTGCTGAGGTCATCCAAGTCACTTGTGACCTGGTGATGCCGTCGCCGCAGCTTCCCCGCCCTATTCGAGCGGCCAGCAATGAGCTTTTCAGGTAAACCCACCACTTTTGTGGATCAGGCGATCGAGAACGACGGCTTTTGGCCCAACCTCTCTGTGGCTGAGTTCCAGAAAGCTTACCGCCTGCCGGCGGAGTACCTGGGCGAAATGCTGGCTGCTGAGTTGACCACGGCAATGATCGAGGTCAACACCGACTTGGCCAAGCTCAAGGCCCAGTGGACCGTCGCAGGCGTGTCCTCTGTGGAATCTGCAGACCCTATGGTGCTGCCAGAGCGCACATTTCAAGCAGCGACGTACAAGCGCGCCGTTTATACCCGCGCCAAAGCCAGCCTGCTGACCCAGTTCGCCACGGTGACCCGCCGCGAAAGCGCCGAAAACACCGGCAAGGAATTGCCCGAGCGAGCGGAAACCTTCCTCGCCTTCAGCCAGGCCGCTGTCCGCTCCCTGCAGGGCCGTGGTCGCATTTCGGTGGCGCTGCTATGACCAAGCTCAAAGCCCTGACGGCGTACCTCATTGAGCGCCAGCTGGTGCTGGCGGAACAGCTCGACAGCTGGACCGACCAGGTGAACCTGGAGCTGATCTGGAAACCGGACACCGACGGCATGCGCATGGGCGACATGAACTACACCGCGACAATCGTGCTGGAGCGTTTTGCCGATCACCCAGGGCGATTGATGGCCCTGGTCGGTAGTTGGCTGGAAACCAACGACGCCGATCGCGACGACCTTCCCGCCGTGCAGTTCGACATCACCATGCTCGATGACGACCTGGCTGACGTCGACATCAAGCTGGAGTTCAGCGAACCCCAGTACCTGGCCGAGGATCCCGCTGGCGAAATCATCGCGTTCGGAAAGGCCTGGTCTTTCGTCCCGTTCGACTTGTGGGTGGCTGAGCGCGGCGAGGTGACCGGCGATGGCGCGTAGCACCTTTGAACTCGATGTCCGTGGCTATCTGGGCGTCCAGGAACAACTGGCCCTGCTGAGCCTTCCACCACAGCTGCGTCGGCGTCTGCTCAACAACGTCAGCAAGCGTGTGCGCAGCATGAGCCGCCAGCGGATCCGGGAGCAACGCAACGTCGACGGCAGCGCCTTCGCCCCGCGCAAGGGTTCGGCCAAGGGCAAAAAGAAGATGGAAGCGGGCCTGGGCAAGTTGCTGATGGTCACCCGCGTGAATGCCGACGAGGCCGAGCTGGGCTGGCGCAACGCGCTGACCCGATGGGTTGCCTCGCAGCAGCACAACGGCGTGTCTGAGCGCCGCACCGCCGCGCAGATGCGCCAGTGGAACAAAGTCCCTGCCGGTCTGGCCGCGACGGAAAAGCAGGCCAAACGCCTGCGCCGTCTCGGCTTCAAGGTCCGTCAGGAAGGCAAGAAAAGCCTCACGCGCCCAACAGTGGCGTGGATTCAAGAGCATGTGAACTACGCCAAGGCGGGTCTGTTGATCCGCATCCTGGACAACGAAAAAACCGAATCCACTGGTGCGCAAAGCTGGGACATCACCCTGCCAAAACGCCAGTTCCTCGGCGTTGGCACCGAACGGGATACCAGCTTGCTGGTTAACCAGGTGCTGCAACAAATCCTCAATTCTCCCCGCTAGCGAGGCACTGCATGGCACTCGGTCAAGTCAGCGTTAACAACCTCAATCTCAGCCAGGGCGCTGTGACGGCGGTTGAACGCTATTTCCTATTCATCGGCGTCGCGGCGAAAAACGTCGGTTCGCTGATCCCTTTGAACACTGACAGTGATCTGGATGTTCAGCTGGGCATTCCTGCCAGCGATCTGAAAACCCAGATCACCGCTGCACGCCTCAACGGTGGTGACCGCTGGGCCTGCCTGGCCGCGCCAATCGCTTCCGATGGCGACTGGAAGGTGGCGCTTGAGAAAGCCCAGCAGCAGGGCTATTCGGTTGAGGCCGTGGTCGTCACCACACCAGTGACGGCTAAGGCCGAGCTGACCGTGATGCACGACGAAGCCGTTGAGCTGGCCAACACCTTCAAGCGCAACGTGTTCGTGATGACCGCGACGGCAGGCATCGATATTGCGATGACCTGGGCGGATTACCTGACCGCGCAGAAGGCGATCACCAAGGATGTATTGGCACCGCTCGTCCTGGTCGTGCCCCAGTTGCATGGCAACGTTCTGGGCTGGCTGGCCGGTTGGCCAACGCTGCCGTCAGCATCGCGGACAGCCCCATGCGTGTGGCCACCGGTGCGCTGCTGGGCCTGGGGCCTGTGCCGTCGGACAAGGACGGCGTGCCCCTGCAATCGGCATTGCGTTCGGAGCTCGACAAGGCGCGCTTTTCCGTCAGCCAGACCTACGCGGACTACCCAGGCGTGTACTGGGGCGACGGCAACATGCTCGATGCCCCGGCCAGCGACTTCCAGGTGGTCGAGTACGTGCGCCTTGTGCACAAGGCCGCCCGCCGGATCCGTCCGTTGCTGATCCGCCGCGTGGCCGATCGGCGCCTGAACAACACCCCCAACAGCATGGCCGTGAACATCAATGCCCTGATGGCGCCCCTGCGGGCCATGGCGAAGTCCACAACCTTCGCTGGCCAGGTGTTCCCGGGCGAGATCGAGCAGCCCAAAGACGGCGACATTGTTCTGTCCTGGACGAGCAAAACCGCTGTCGAGGCCTACATCAAGATGCGCCCCCTCAATTGCCCGAAAGACCTGACCGCGAACATCGCGCTGGACCTTTCCACCGACGATACGGAGTAACCCATGGCGGCAAAGATTGGCGGTAAGAACTTTGACGTGACCCTGGGCGACCTGCAGGTGCACGTCGAGAGCTGCACCCTGGACATCACCGACAACACGGCCGTGGCGCAAACCCGGGGCGTACCCAACGGGCATGTCGACGGCGACGTGGCGGCCGCCGGCGAGATCGAGCTGGACACCACCAACTTCAACCT